ATCTAGTTCGCAGAATACCTTTATTAGTCAAAACACCAAACAACGAATGGATACCTAGTTTTGGTACACAGATATATAAATCTTTGTTAAATGTAGAAACTTATATTATAAAAACTAATGATAATGGTATTGAAGAAATATCAATACGAGGAATACCACCAGTCAAAACAGATAGCCTAGGTCGTAAATGGATTAGCTGGGTTGATACTCCACAAACAAATCTTGAAGAAATGTATGTAGCAGGCAAGTTTGTATTTATTGGAGTGACTGCTAATGGAGTTATGCCACAAATAGCAACACCAGTTGGATTGTTAGAGCCACACAAAATACAAGCAGCTTTAGCAGAAAGTATATTAATACAAGATAGTCCTTACATACCTGACTGGAGTTTAGCTGTTGAATTATTAATTCTAGTGATAATGGTATTTTTAGTTTGGTACTCAATAAATATTTTTGGAGTATGGTTAGGATTAGTATTCACTGGTGTATATTTTTTATCTACTGGTTTTATAGGTTATAAATTTATAACTAGTGGATTATTAATAGATGTTACTTGGTCTCTAATATCTCAGTTTTTAACAGGATTTATAGGGTTTTATTTAAGATTTAAACAACAGTATCAACTTAGACAGCAAATAAAAAAACAGTTTGAGCATTATCTTGACCCTAGACAAGTAAAACAATTACAAGATAATCCAGAACTTTTAAAACTTGGTGGTGAACGTAAATACTGTACTTTTTTATTTACAGATGTAAGAGGTTTTACTAACCTATCTGAAAAACTAGAGCCTGAAGAAGTAACAAAAATAATGAACAAGGCTTTAACTATACAGGCTGAAGCAGTAAAAAAATACGGTGGCATGGTAGATAAATATATAGGAGATGCCATGATGGCTATTTTTAATGCACCTATAGATTTAGATATGCACGAAGATAGAGCAATACTTGCTGCTATAGAAATAAAAAAAGAAATGCAAAAAGCAGATTTAGGTATTGCCATAGGCATAGGAATTAATAGTGGCAATGCAGTTATAGGAAATATGGGTAGTGACACTAGATTTGATTTTACTGCAATAGGAAGTGATGTAAATTTAGCTGCTAGATGCGAAAGCAGTTGTAAAGAAGTAGGTAAAGATATAGTTATTGCAAGCAACACCGCTACACAAACAGATATAAAATTAATGAAATTAAAACCTATAGCAATGAAAGGCATTGCTAAACCAGTTGAAATTTATACAGTACAGGAGTCAACATGAAAGGTATGTTAAAAAATATTGTAGGAGCAGTAGCTCCAACGCTAGGAACTGCGTTAGGTGGTCCTTTTGGTAAAATGGCAGGAGATGTAATTTCCAATGTATTGGGTGTTGAAAATAAACCTAAATCAATAGAACAGGCTTTGGCTAATGCTACACCTGAACAGTTAATAGAAATTAAAAAAGCAGAAAAAGAATTTGAAGCTAAAATGAAAGAAGCTGATATAGATTTGTTTGCTTTAGAAACTCAAGAAAAACAACACGCTAGGAGTATGTTTAGTAAAGACTGGACTGCTCGTATTATAGGTTTGTTTACCATAGGTGGATTTTTAGGTTACATATTTTTAGTAACCTTACAGCCACCTGAACAAAACTCTGAAGCATTAATAAATTTAGTTCTTGGATATTTAGGAGGGCTAGCAAGTGCAATTATTTCGTTCTATTTTGGGGCATCTCACACAAGCGACAAAGGAGAGTAAAATGGAAATATCACAAGAAGGTGTAACGCTTATAAAACATTATGAAGGTTGTCCTAAAGATACAGATGGAAATGCTGTTTCTTACAGATGTCCTGCTAATAAGCCTACAATAGGATATGGGAGCCTCAAGCTTATAGATGGAAGTCCTGTAAAGGATGATATGTCAATTACCATGCAAGAGGCTGAAGATTTATTAACACATGAATTAAAACAATATCAAGAATATATAAATGATATGGTTAAAGTTCCACTAAAACAAAATGAATTTGATGCTTTAGTATCTTGGGTTTTTAACTTAGGTCCAACAAATTTAAAGTCATCAACAATGCTTAAAGTTTTAAATGAAGGTAAATACCATGAAGTGCCTGAACAAATAAAGCGTTGGAATAAAGTTAATGGTAAAGTAAATGAGGGTTTAGTAAAAAGAAGAAAAAGTGAAGCTTTGCTTTTTTCTTGCAAAGATTGGACTGATGTATAGATATGCCATTTGCTAAATTTGTATTTAAACCAGGCATAAATAAAGAAGGCACTAATTATTCAAATGAGAATGGTTGGTTTGATGCGGATAAAGTAAGATTTAGAAAAGGCAGACCAGAAAAAATAGGTGGTTGGCAAAAACATTCATCTAGTTCTTTTTTAGGAACTTGTAGAAAAATACACGTTTACAGTGATATAGAATCTACTAAATACAAAATACTAGGAACACATAAAAAGTTGTACGGAGTAGAGGGAACTACGTTTAATGATATAACACCAATTAGAGAAACTACTTCTGCAGGTGATGTGACTTTTGCAGCTACAAACGGTAGCTCTACCATAACAGCTACAGACACTTCTCATGGTGCAGTGATAGGAGATTTTGTTACATTCAGTGGTGCATCTAGTTTAGGTGGTAACATTACAGCAGCAGTCTTAAATCAAGAGTACGAAATAGTATCAGTTCCTAATGATAATAGTTTTACTTTTACTGCTAAAGATACCAGTGGAACTGAAGTAACAGCAAATAGCAGTGATAGTGGTAATGGTGGCTCATCAGTTGTAGGTACATATCAAATAAATGTTGGACTAGATACTTATGTTTCTTCTACAGGTTGGGGTGTAGGTTCTTGGGGTGCTGGAGGATTTGGTTCTACAACACCTTTATCTTTAACTAATCAATTAAGATTATGGACAATAGATAATTTTGGAGATGATACTATAGCAGCACCTAGAGGTGGACCTATATATTATTGGGATGAATCTAGTGGTTTATCTACTAGAGCAGTATTAGCAAGTAGTAGAGCAGGGGCAAGTAACACACCAGTTGCAGTATTACAATTATTAATGTCAGATGTAGATAGGCACGTAATAGCTTTAGGTTCTAACCCAATAGGTTCTAGCACTATAGACCCACTATTAGTAAGATTTTCTGATAAAGAAAATGCAGTAGATTGGACACCAACTGCAACAAATTCAGCAGGAGGAGTAAGACTTTCTACAGGTAGCACAATTATAGGTGGTTTACAAACAAGACAAGAAATACTTATTTGGACAGACGTAGGTATAGTTTCTATGCGTTTTGTTGGTGCTCCATTTGTATTTAGTTTCAATGAAGTAGCAACTGGTATGTCTCTCATATCTCCTAACGGAGCAGCTACTGCAGGTGGTACAGTTTACTTTATGGACGATGGTGCTTTTTATCAGTACTCAGGTTCTGTGCAAAGATTGCCTTGCACTGTGTTAGACCACGTATTTAATGATTTTAATAAAAGTCAAGCATACAAAGTTTTTGCAGCAGCTAATCCTAAATACAATGAAGTAATGTGGTTTTATCCTAGTGAAAGTAGTGAAGAAATAAATAGATATGTAATTTATAATTATTTAGAACAAAGTTGGAGTATAGGAACTACTAGTGATAACTTTGTTAGAACAGCATGGAATCCTGCATACACATTAGATTATCCATTGGCTGCAAGTAAAGATGATGACTCTGGCTCTAATTATTTGTATGACCAAGAGTTTGGATATTTAGCAGACGGTAATGGATTTACTGCTTTTATAGAATCTTCTGACTTTGATTTAGACCCAGATGGAGAAAACTTTATGTTTATATCTAAACTAATACCAGATATACAATTTAGAAAATCTACTGACACAGGAGATACTGTTAATGTAGTAATAAAAGGTAGAGAATATCCGCTTCAAAATTTATCTACATTATCTACTGTAGCTGTAACACCTAATTCTACTTTTACCAATACTAGAAGTAGAAGTAGGCAAAGTGCTATCAGAGTAGAAAACTCCTCTGGAAATTTTGGATGGAGACTGGGTGATTTAAGATTAGAACTTAGAAGAGACGGTAAAAGATAATGGCAGATAAATCAGCAGTACCACTTCCTATAGCAACCACAGAATACGATGAGATAAATGAAACTATTACAAGAAGAACAATAGAGCAAACGTTTCAAGATATAAACTCTGACATAGGAAATGCTAAAAGAAAACAAGATACTATAAGCAGTAAGGCTATACGCAGACATCAATTTTTGTTAATGGGAGTTACAGGTGGCTGATAGTTTAAAAGTTTTAGGGCAACTTGACCCAGCAGCAACAACTACAACTGTTTTATATACAGTGCCAGATAAAACTCAAACAACAGTGAGTTCTATAGTTGCTGCTAATAGGACAGGTTCAGCAATAACTTTTAGATTAAGTGTTCATGTAGCAGGTGCTAGTGCAGATGATAAACAGTTTTTA